ACCTTAACGCCTTTCGTCTTGAACTCAAAGATATTGAAGATAGTGCTCTTGGCATGACCCAACCCACAACCCACAACCACGTTGCCCCTATTGGGGTTGGTGGTGTTACCCTTGCTAGGGTTGTAGAACTAATTAACGACTACACTGTAACCTTTGAAGACGGGTCTTACGCTGTGAACCTGCAAGGCGCTAACTCTAACATTGGTGACAAGGTTAACGTTAACACGGTTTCTGTGCGCTCTGCTAACTCAGCAGGTCTTGTGCAGACTTCGGAGATTGAGTACTCCTCTTTCCAAAATGCGGTGACTATCGATGTTGTTAATGGCAAGGCTGGGCAAGCTTACCCCTTAGGCACTGCCCAGTTCCCTGTAAACAACCTTACAGACGCTAAGTTTATTGCTCAACTCCGAGGCTTTGATGTAATCAAGATCAAGGGAAACTTTGTCTTTGGAACCTCGGATGTTATTAGTAACTTCGAGTTTATAGGTCAGTCTTTGACTAAGACACGAATTACCCTTACAAACGAGGCAGTAATCACTAACTGCATCTTCAGAAACGCTACAATAAGTGGTTTCCTAGATGGGGATAGTAACCTCATCGACTGTCGCCTTGAAGGTATCAACTACGTGGACGGTAACGTTACAGGGTGTGAGATCGGTGTAGGTGACATTGTTTTGAACGGTGCGCTAGCGATCTTTGTTAACTGCTACTCTGGTGTTCCGGGTGGAGACCCAAACCAGACTGCTACTATTGACCTTGGTGTTGGGGGGACAGACCTTATTGTCCGCAACTACACAGGGGGCCTGACTCTCAAGAACCACTCCATCGGTGACGATAACGTTTCCATTGACATTCTCTCTGGTCAGGTTGTTTTCGACAGCACCATTACTTCTGGAACCTATGTAGTCCGAGGTGTTGGTAAAGTGGTAGATAACTCGTCAGGTTCCGCGATTGTTAAAATTGAGGTGCTTGATAGCCAGAACATTAATAGGACAACCTTTACAGACGGGGGTGTTTACCTCACACAAGGTGCGGCTGACAGCACAGATACCTACCCTAATGGAACTCCATCCCGCCCTGTAAATAACTTAAATACAGCGATTGGTATTGCTCGACGTGAAGGTCTTTCTAAGATTTTCTTGTCCGGCTTCTTCTCAGCCCTAGCAACAGACGACCTTTCTGGTATTACAGTAATTGGTGGTTCCGGTTCTGGAAACGTTCTCTTGCTTCAGGAAGGAGTGGCTACCGTTTCTTCGGGCTTTGAGAAGCTTATTGTTGCTGGACAACTTGGGGGTCTCTCACGGATTGTTAACTGTATCCTTGGGGCAAATGGCCTCGGTGCCTTTACTGAGTGTGAAGGTCGTGTTGTAGACTGTATTATCAATACCACTGCTGGTGTGGCCCAGAAGACAACAGGGGCAGGAACCTTGTTTGACAACTGTAGTTTTATTACACCAAATGACTTACAGGTGAACTTGGATGCTAACGGTAAGGCTTTCTCTCTGAGGAAGTGTACTGGTCACATCCTTATTTCTAATGGTACTTCTACAGAAGCTCAAGAGATAAACCTTCAGGGTGGTCGCCTTGAGATTGCTCCTAGTTGCACGGCAGGGTCTTTTTACCTTTCCGGTGACGCAACTCTTACCGATAACTCAAACGGAACAACAGTTACAAACGATCTTACTACTGGCAAACTAAACGTAGTAAACACAGGGGTACAGAAGGCTTCCCTTCTCATTCCTCATACCGAAAACCTTTAGTCTCCATCTGAGGATCGAGAAAGGAAAACATAATGCCAAGAATTACTAATGAAGTTACAAGTCAGCCTATGGGGCGGTCGCGTATTACGTCACCCTCCAAAGACTCCGTTACCGATAATGGTACAGCCTTAGTCTCAATAGTGGATGGAGAGCAAATTCAAATTACTATCACCCTAAACTGGATGACAAGTCTCGTTGGCGCAACAGTCTTTGCCAAAGTGGTAGAAGGAAACAATGACGGTAATGGTACTGTCCCTGTGATAGCTCAAGCGGCAGGTGTTGTTACAACCCTCCCTATCATTGACTCTAACACAGCAGACAACACCTTCGTAATTGTTATCCCAGAAACCCTTATTGATGGTTGGGCAGTTCAGCCCACTGCAGATTCTCCGGTCTATGGTTTCATTGGCCTAGAGGTTGATGATGGTGGTGTTGGTGATGCTCGTCAGGTTTGGAAACCTATGCGAGGACTAGTAGAGGTTCTTTACAGCCCTTCTGAGGCGGTATAACAAATGAGCACCTACGGCCTTACAGTTGAAAACAAAACATATAACCTAACGCTTTCCCCAACTGAGTTGACCGTAAACGTACTAAAGCCTAACGACTATGTTGTAAACATTGATAACCCAAACTTCCTAACAAGCATTGATACAGTAGACTACAGTCTCTCTCTGTCAAGAACAGGAAGTCAGGGTTCTAAAGGTGATGCTGGGGACACTATCACTAACGCCGAAATTGTGGACAGAGAACTCCTAATCACTATCACAGACGCCCAAGGGGTTACAACAGTTATCAACGCTGGTGTTGTTAGTGGTGGAGCGGGTGGAGGGGCAACTTCCTTAAACGGGCTTACTGACGTACTTGTCACAACACCCCAAGAAGGCGATGCCCTACTTTTTGACAGCCTCTCTGGAGACTTCCAGAACTATCAACTTACAACTTCTCGAATGGTGGATGTAGACAACACAAACAGAGCAGACGGTTCTGTCCTTGTTTATAACGGTACTACAACTAAGTACGTCGCAACCAACTCTCTTGACAACTCAAACCTAACAGTAATCGGAGGTAGCTTCTAATGGCAACCAAAATCATTATTAAAAAGAATAGCACTTCTGGTGCAGTTCCCCTCTCCGGTGATCTGGATCAGGGTGAAGTAGCGGTTAACCTCGCTGACCGTAAAATTTATACAAAAGACAATTCCAACGCTATCGTCACCCTTGGCGGAGCTTATGTTGACACAGTGGCCCCAGCTACACCTGCTGAAGGTGATCTCTGGTATGACACAGCAGGTAACGTCCTAAACACTTACAATGGCTCTGCTTGGGTCTCAGCTGGTGGTAGTACTATTGCTTCCCTCACTGATGTAACTGTCACAGCCGTTGCCTCCGGTGAAGTTCTTAAATGGAACGGCTCTGCTTGGATTAACAACACGCTTGTTGAAGCCGGAATTGCTTCTATTGCTTCTGTACCCACGAACACTAACGAGCTTACTAACGGCGCTGGTTTCATTACAGACATCACAGGTGGAAGCCTTTCAGACCTTAACAACGTAAACATTACCACAATTGCCTCTGGTGAACTTATAAAGTGGACTGGTACTGAGTGGGTCAACAACACCTTGGTAGAGGCCGGAATTGCTTCTATTGCTTCGGTGCCAACAAACAACAACCAACTTACCAACGGTGCAGGCTATATCACAACTTATGTAGTCACGCAAGGCGACGTAACAGCACACCAAGCGGCTCTTTCTATCACAGAGTCCCAGATCAGTAACCTTCAGGCTTACCTGACTGCTGAAGCGGATACACTGGCCACTGTTATGTCTCGTGGTGCAACAACCGCAACCGCTATGACTATCACCAACGCAACGGCCTCCACAACTACTGGAACGGGTGCGCTTAAGGTGACAGGTGGTGTCGGTGTCGGTGGTAATCTAAACGTCGGTGGTAACACAATTATCGCTGGTAACCTGACAGTCAACGGTACAACCACTTCAGTGAACTCTAACACAGTTAACATTGGTGACTCTATTATCACTCTGAACTCTGATGAGGCGGGTACTCCTTCCCAGAACGCTGGCTTTGAAGTCGAGCGTGGTACGTCAGCTAACGTCTCCTTTATCTGGAACGAAGCTAACGATGCGTGGGATATGGGCAACTATAACCTTCAGAACGTGGTCATTGATGGTGGCACCTACTAACACTCTAGCCCTTACTCTATAGTAAAAGGATATGCCCTATGGCAACTAAGATTATTCCAAAGAAAAGTACGGTAGCAGCAAAGGTTCCCTTGGTCGCAGATCTTGATCAAGGTGAGCTTGCTATCAACCTTACAGATAAAAAGATTTACTCTAAAAACGGCTCAAATGCTATTGTTGAAATGGGGTTTGATGGTGCCTACGGCTCTCTCTCCGGTGTACCCGGAACCTTTCCGCCAACAATCACTGGTACTAGCTTCAGCGGGACCTACCCTGTTCTTTTTAACGTTACAGGGGACTTACTATACAGTGACACCGACATAACCTTCACAGGTACTACTGGTGTACTTTCTGTTCCCGCTGTAGATGCTGGTACTGGTTATGGTACTGGCTTTACCTTAGAAGGTAACACGCACCAGATTAACTCAAATGATGGTGGGGGAAACTTCAACATCCGTGTTGCTAACGACTTTATTACAGGCTGTACAGAGGCAGGGTATGCTTCCCACTGGGTATATTCACAGTCCACAGGTGTTTGGTCGTTCAATGGCAGCACAGCAACCTTGGCTGTAGGTAACGCACCAACTTGGCAGACTAACATGTCCCTTGACGCCAATGGAAATTTGGGTATACTTGGAACAGTGGACGGACGAAACGTCGCTGTGGATGGGTCCAAGCTTGATGGTATTGAAGCTGGCGCTACAGCAGGTCTACCCTCAACAGGTACAATGACAAG